TACGATCGCGGCTCAAGCGGCTGTTTCTGGTTCTATAGTACTTGCAGCATCGTTAGCAGGGTCTGCAGCAGCCGTATCCGCCGTCTCAGCAGCGATCTCGGTTGGTATGGGTATATCCGGCCTTATTGCGGGTACAACGGCTCTAACAGGCCGTGTGGCTGTTGTACGTGGCACCAGTGGTGCTATTGCGGCGGTTACTGCCGTTTCGGGTGGTTTAACGATCACTCGGAGCATACAAGGGGCATTAACAAGTCAATCAGCTGTTTCTGGCGCACTTTCAACAGATAAGAAGTTGGTTGGAGCTATAACAAGTCAATCGGTTGTCACAGGTTCACTTTCAGTCGGTAAAAAAGTACAAGGTAGTATAGCATCTCAATCAGCTGTAATCGCTTCACTTTCAACAGATAAGAAGTTGACAGGAACAGTAACAAGTCAATCAGCTGTTTCTGGCGCACTTTCAACAGATAAGAAGTTGACAGGAACAGTAACAAGTCAATCGGTTGTCACAGGTTCGATTTCAACAGATAAGAAGTTGGTTGGAGCTATAACAAGTCAATCGGTTGTTACAGGTTCACTTTCAGTCGGTAAAAAAGTACAAGGGGCATTAACAAGTCAATCAGTTGTAAGCGGTTCACTTTCAACAGATAAGAAGTTGACAGGAACAGTAACAAGTCAATCAGCCGTCACCGGCGCGCTTACCATTAAAGGTTCGGTTGAATTACAGGGATCAACAGCAGCACAATCGGTTGTTACAGGTTCACTTTCAGTCGGTAAAAAAGTACAAGGTAGTATAGCAGCACAATCAGTTGTAAGCGGTTCGCTTTCAACAGATAAGAAGTTGGTTGGAGCTATAACAAGTCAATCAGCCGTCACCGGCGCGCTTACCATTAAAGGTTCGGTTGAATTACGGGGATCAGCAGCAGCACAATCAGCTGTAAGCGGTTCGATTTCAACAGATAAGAAGTTGACAGGAACAGTAACAAGTCAATCAGCCGTCACCGGCGCGCTTACCATTAAAGGTTCGGTTGAATTACAGGGATCAACAGCATCTCAATCAGCTGTAAGCGGTTCGATTTCAACAGATAAGAAGTTGACAGGAACAGTAACAAGTCAATCAGTTGTAAGCGGTTCGCTTACCATTAAAGGTTCGGTTGAATTACGGGGATCAACAGCAGCACAATCAGTTGTAAGCGGTTCGCTTTCAGTCGGTAGGACGTTGGCAGGAGTAACAGCGGCTCAATCTGTCGTCACAGGTACGCTTACAGTTGAAGAAATGCTTGTCACTTTACAAGGCTCCATATCAGCCCAGTCAGCCGTTACATGTTCCATTTCAATCGCAAGGGAAGTACAAGGTATAGTAGTAGCTCAATCGGTTGTTACAGGTACGCTTAGCAGAGTAGTGAGTTTGAAGGGGAGCTTGGCTGCTACATCGTCCCTATCTGCGAACTTGTCAACATTACTAATAGAATTGGTGGGATCGATAGCAGCCCAATCGGCTGTAACGGGTGCATTGGGTGTTGAATCGGCCCCAGTCATATCTGCGGGTACAATCCCACAATCAACCATTCTTGCTGCATATTTGAAAGCCCAAGATTTATTTTCCGATCCTTCTGAGGATGACGATTGGCCTGTCTTCACTCGGAGATTTCCCGAAGCAAGTGATGTTTCTAACAATCTTGGATGTCTCTATGATACCGCAGGCGTTGTAGATGGGAAGGGCATGCGGGGTAATGTGAATGAGCGGCACGGAATACAATTTAGAATAAGGGGCGTGGGGTACAACACCACCAGTTCCAAATTAGCGTCAACATTAGATAATCTGAAAGCTGTAACAGGTGAAACTGTAACGGTAGAAAGTAGGGTGTTCAAAATACACAACATTCAACGGGCAACAACGGTTCATCATTTGAAACGAGATCAAAAACGTAGGGATCATTTTGTGACTGATTTGTTATTGGCGTATTCAGAACTTTAAGGAGTTTGGATCATGGCTATTATGACAGAAGGATTTCCAACAACGATGACGTTTTCTGAAGCGGATTCGGGAGTAGCTCTCTATTTTGAGGAGCTGGCTGTAACCCCCCCTGGCGTGGATGGTGGGGGGCCGAATGATACGACAAACATGAAGAATACAGCATGGAGGACGAAATATCCAAAAACCCTCAAGAGTTTGTCTGGATCACAAATGACGTGTCATTATGACCCGGCTTTCATTACTGGTATTTTGGATATGATCAACACCAACCAATCCATTTTGCTTACGTTCCCAGACGATCAAACTTGGACTTTCTGGGGATGGATCGACAAGTTCATGCCGAACGAAATCGTTGAAGGCAGTGCCCCGACAGCCTCAGTCACCATTGAGGTTAGCAATGTAGATGGCAGTGGCGATGAGATTGCGCCTGCATTGGGATAATGAGCAAATGATCTATTTGCTGTGATGAGCTTTTTGTGGAAAGAGAAAGGATAATCAAATGGGAAGTTTTTCAAACTACTGGGAAATTGCTATTCTGGACCACATTTTTGGTAAAGGTGTTTATACTCCAGAGACGATTTGGGTGGGCCTATCTACTGCCGACCCGGAGGAGAGTGGGGGTGGGTTGGCTGAACCTAGTGGCAATGGATATGCGCGTGTAGAAACGGAAGCGGCTGATTGGGATGCTGCTGCTGCGGGTGCGACTGCCAATGCTGCTGCTATTGAGTTTGCAGAAGCGTCGGGTGCGTGGGGTGAAATAAGTCACTTCGGGCTCTTCAATGCTCTATCGGGTGGACAGTTGCTAGCCCATGGTTCGCTCACAGCAGCAAAGACGATTGGTGATGGGGATACGGCAAGTTTTGCTATTGGCGACTTGGATGTGACCCTTGACTGATACAGTGGGATCAGCAGCTGCTGTTTTGGCTGAGTATTTGACAACTACACTGGAGCTTTTTACAAAGCCAGCAGTGGGTGATACTTGGCCTCTGTTCACTGGTAATCTACCAGATCATGATAGCGTTGAGGATTCTGCCGCAGCCGTTTACGATGTTCGTGGTGAGTATCACGGCAAAGATATGGATGGGGAGGAGTACCAACGCTATTGTGTTTTGTTGTATGTTAGAGCAGCTTCGTATCTGACCGCTTGGATTAAGTTGTCTGCGGTGATTGACACTTTGGTTGCGATTAGTAATCGCAGTGCTACTGTTGGCGAAAGGGTTTACACAATTTTGAATATCAGTAAGGAGAACGGAATTGAGCACGAAAGTGTAGACTCTAAACAAAGGAACATTCTATCGATAAAATTGTTGGCTTCACTGAAATAAAGGCACACGCGAAAAATGGAAAGGTTTGTAAAATGGAAGATTTAATCAAACTGAGTTTGAAGTTGGACGAGCAGCCTGTTGTTCTCACGGATACGACAGGCCAGGAAGCGACTTACAGCGTGCGCGAAATGGCTGGAGATGATTTAGAATCCTATCTTGAATCCAATAAAGAAAGATTGGATGTTGTGGTAGGTGAGAATGGTAAGATGAAGGTGAGGGCAATCAAGAGCTATAAAGGCATGTATAGTTCTTTGTTGTCTTTCTGTTTGTTCAGAGCGAGTGGGGAGAAAGTCACGGTAGGTGAGATCGACAAATACCCCCATAAGGTTCAAAAGGCATTGTTTGAAACAGCACAAAAACTCAACAAGATTGGTGATGAAGATAAGGGCGATGGTAAGATCACATGTCCTAAATGTGGGCACACATTTGAGGAAGATGAGACTGCGGGAAACTGACGATTCGGGAGCGCAGTTGGTACCGACTCGCTTCCCGATTACATATGTCGAAACAAAGGTGCCAACAAGAAACAACAGCTACAGAGTTTTACAAATGGAGAATCATTTTTAAGGAAGAGGACGAACGCATAGAAGCAACAACGTGCAGGGAGCATGTACAAGAGAGGTATTTGGCGCAGATTGCTATGTATATTGTTAAGACGCATACAAAAGATCCAAAGCAGATCAAGCTTGAATCTTTCTTGATTCGTGGAAAGAAGAAACCTAAGCGTCTCACACCTGAGGAAAAGGCGAAGAGTACTGCAAAGGCTAAAGCGTATTGGCGTCAGTTTATTTTGGCTTCCAGCAGCGTGAAACAAAAACCTAAAAAGAGGACCAAGCATGTTTAGTTTGGACTTAGGCAATTTGCTTGTACACCTAAAGTTGGAAAGTGGCCAGTGGACCAATGTCATGCGAAACGTAGAAACTCGCATGAATCGGGCTGAGCGTAGATTGAATTCCTTTGGTCGCAATATGACCATGAAGGTTACAGTCCCACTTCTCGCTTTTGGTGCTGCTGCTACTAAGACGTTTGCTTCTTTCGATGACGCGATGACGAGATCCACTGCTATTATGGGTAGCATGACTGCAGAGATGGATGAAGATTTGAGATCACTGGCCAAGTCACTATCTCTGCAAGGTGTGCAGTCAGCTAAGCAATTGGCTGAATCGTATTTCTTCCTAGCCAGTGCTGGTTTAGATGTGAAACAATCTATGGCGGCACTTCCCGTTGTGCAGAAGTTTGCAACTGCAGGTGCGTTTGAAATGGCGTTGGCAACCGATCTGGTTACGGACGCCCAATCTGCTTTGGGTTTGACTGTAAAAGATTCCCAGCAGAATATGATAAACATGGTGAAAATAACTGATATTTTGACTGGGGCAAATACACTTGCTAATGCCAGTACACAACAATTCTCAGAAGCACTGATGCGCGCCGGTCCTGCTATGAAGGCGTATGGAATAGAATTAGAAGATGGAGTGGCAACGTTAGCAGCATATGCAGATCAAGGAAAAAAGGGTGCTGAAGGTGGGGAATTGTTTGGACGAATGTTGCGCTTGATGATCAAAGGATTTAATGACAACCGAGCGGAATGGGATAGATTTAACGTATCCATCGTGGATGCCCAAGATAATTTAAGACCTATGGCTGATATCGTTAGGGATTTGACGGGTGTTTTGGGTACGATGGGTGTGACCCAAAAAGCCGCTACACTTGAGTTGCTTGGTTTTCAAGCTCGAAGTCAACAAGCCATAATGCCATTACTTGGATTGGGAGATGCGATAGAGCAATACAATATAGACCTACATCAAATGGCTGGGATAACAGAAGAGGTCGCCAACAAACAGTTAGAATCTCTCGGTAGTCAGTTGCGGATTATTTGGAATCATATTAAGGCCGTGGCTGCTTCTTTTGGAAGTACATTAGAGCCTATGATTCTAAAAGTTGGAGAGAGTGTGAAGATATTTTCAATCTTCTGGTTGAATTTGAATGAAGAGACTCAACGGACTGTTGGTATCGTTGCTGTGCTCGCAGCATCTCTAGGCCCTGTAGCATTGGCTATGGCGTTGATCGTAAAGGCAGGATCATTGTTGGTGGGTGTTTTTGCTGCGCTAAATGTAGCAGCCTTGGGGTGGGTGGGTGCTGTTGTATTGTTAGCAGGTATAGCATATACATTGCGTGCGGCTTGGGAGCAGAATCTGAGCACTGTTAAGGATCGCATGGAGGAATGGTTGTTGGCGTTTCAAACAGGTTTGGAGTGGCTGTGGGATTCTCCCATAGGCGATTTTCTCAAGTATTTTGTTGCAGGGTTTACAGAAGCCTACAATACAATCAGAGGCGGTTGGGCTGATACCGTAGTAGATATGGCCGCTATGACTATGGGTGCGGGATCGTTTTTGCGTGAGCTAAAAGATGCTGTTTCAGATGCGTGGGCGGCACCTGATATTTCTACGATGGTAACGCGATTTGAGCAAGGGTTACGCAAAGCAAAAACAGAATTTGGCTCTGCATTTGAGCATACTTTTGATGCGCTTAAACCTGCGGCGGATGATGCGGCTTTGTATGTTCATAAAAAGTTTACAAGCATTCCATTAGTCATAGAGGCTTTTGGTGCGGCTTCTGTAGAGCATCTTGGGGATTTACTGGGGGCTGTGAAGGCTCAGTTTGCGCAGGATTTTGAAGGCATTGTTGATATCGTAAAACAAGCAATGCCAAATTTAACATTTGCTATTGATGAAGCTATGCGGTCGATGGGGGGTATGTCATTAGGTCCCATCACACAACCTATTGAAAGCGATTGGAAGTGGGCTGGGGTTTACCCCCAAATGCAAAGTGACTTTGATGATGCGACAAAATTAACTGAAATGTCAGAAGAAGCCATACGGTTTGCATGGGATCGTATGTATGACGGATTGAATGATAAGTCTGCTGAATATTTCCATTTCCAACGTAGTCAGTTGAAAGAGGAAGTGGAATTGTGGAAGACTAATGCAGCCGCCATCGCTCAACAATTTGATACTGAAGAGACTGCGATATTGAGTCTGATTGATGCATATGAAAAAGAGCAAAAGGTTTTAATGGAGATTGCAGAGTTAAAACAGGGTGACACTTGGGCTGGTGGATTAAAAGCATTTGCGTTGGAAACGGAAAGAGCTTTTAAAACGGCGGGTGAAAAGGCGTACGAGTTCGCCCAATCAATGGAGCAATCAGTATCAAATGGTTTGCAATCTATGTCCCGTGATATGGATAATTGGGGCGAGCATGCGATGCAGATATTGGAGGAGGTGTACTTTGAGGCAATTCGCATAGCATTCATCCAACCTGTAGCTTCAGCGGCAGCGGGAGCTTTTGCTGGAATTGGATCATCTATTTTTAGTGGGATGTCTGCTGGGACTGCCACAGCTGGGTCCTCTGCTCATACATATTCAGGATATGAAGCTTCCTACGCTGATGGTGGAATCGCTTGGCATCCGCAAATTGCTAGTCTAGCTGAAAATGAACCGGAACTTATCACACCGTTTTCCGAATTGAGAAAGATGCAAGATAATTCCGAGGCTGGTAGTTTTTCCCTGCATATCGAAAATAATACCAACACGCCGATAGAAGCAGACGATATTGATTTTGATCCAGATCGCATGATAGCTAATATCACAATTAGAGATAAAAGAAATAGAGGTCCTGTCAGTCGAGCCAGTAGAAGTCGAGGATAAAATTATGGCACAACCTGTATTTCCAACATTTTCGCGGTATCCAGTGTCAAGTGGGTTTAATAAGACTTATGCGTTTGACAATAGGCTTGTAACTGAATTTGACGATGGGCCTTATCTGTCACAGGCTCGTCATACAGACGTTCCTAGATCCTGGACTGTTGTCTGGACGTTTATGACAGCAGCGAATGTAGCGGCCCTGAATACATTTTATGAGGGAAGCGCTAATTGGGGGGCGGAGCCTATCAAATGGACGGATAGGTCGGATGATGTTGCCTACTTCGTTTATTTCAACGGACCACCTGAGTACAAACCGGAAAACGAGGACGCTTCTTTATGGCAGATCTCCGTCACATTTATTGAGGCCCTTGGCAGTTACACGTAGGAGAACTAATGCCTGTAAGCATGCCATCTAATATCACGTCGATAAAGAATGATTTGAATCAACCGGGTTCGTGGGTCTGGTTGATTGTTTTTACATTACCGGATATGACTGTCCTTCGCTATGTTGGCAATACGGAAGATGTTTCTTACGGTGGCAATACATATACAGCTTTGAATTTTGATATTGATAAATTTGCTTTTAATACAGATGGAGAGATTCCAGAAATCACGGCTTCTATTTCTAACATAGGTTATGCATTACAATCATATATCCAAGAAGACGTGATCGGCGGTACTGTTAGTTTTCTTCAGGTCAATACAGATTACTTAGCTGAGGATTACTCTGAAGACCTATTGACGTTTACAATCTCTGGGGTGGAGGTTACATGGGCGATTGTAAACTTTACCTTGTCTATATCGCCGGAACTTCGATTTCGGACTCCTGAGGATCGATTCAATCCATATACTTGTCGGCACAAGTTTAAAGGGGGACGATGTGGGTATACAGGCGGTTTGACTTATTGTGATCGCAATCCGGATGCTTGCTCTGAACGCAGTCGTTTCCCAGGTAGTTATGGTGGCCCCTTGTCTATGAGACGCGAAGCAGTGAGGTACGCATAATGGTACGATTCACGCAACAAGAGTTGAATGAGATAATGGCTGAGTTTCTTGGCAAGCCTTATGAAGCGAAAGCTATGGGGCCTAACAGTTACGATTGTTATGGTCTGGTGAAAGGGTTTGCCGCTAGATTAGGAATGGATATTCCGGACATAGGCGCTGTAGATCCAAAACAGGCCAAACCTGTGTATGAGCAACAACAACAGAACTATGGACAGCTCAAACTCCCCCGACCCTATTCACTGGTGACATTTTCTTCCCAAACGACTTTGGATGCTCATATAGGTTTTGTGTTGCCGCAAGATAATCTATTCATTCATTGTCCGGGCAGGGCGCATGGAAAGGTTATTGCGGAACCTTTGAGTCGTCGGCCTTGGCGGGATAAAGTTGATGGCTATTGGTGGGCGAAAGATTGGATTGAAGTTGTCATTATGCTCACACCTATGACGATTTCTAAACGGGCAACCCAGTTTGTTCGGGCTGGTCGTTCCATTCAGGAAATTATCGATCAAGATATTACAATGGGGCAGGACATCCCACTCCAAGTATTTTTGGACTCAGAACCCGTTTTAAGGGCCGATTGGGCTACTACCCTCCCTACGTACACCCAACAGATAGTTATACGCCCAGAACTTGCGAGAGGGTCTAATCCGGCTATGCTGGCGGGTATGTTAGCCCTTGCTGTGGCTGCTCCGCCGCTGATGGGGGCTATCGCCCCTAATTTGACGGCAGCTGCACTTTCTGGCGCAGCAAGTACTGGAACAATGATGGCGTACTCGTTAGGCACTGCATCCATTATGATGGGTGGTGCATTGGCTCTGAATGCTTTGGTGGGTGCGGACGAGGGCAAAAAAACGGAATCTCAATCATACACCTGGAATCCTAAAACGACTCAGCGCGTGGGCACACCCGTTCCGTTGGTGTACGGAACGTATGGTGTGCGGGGTGTATTGATTTGCAGTTATGCCTCAAGCGATCTGACGGAAGGAATTACACCGTTTTCAAAGGCAACATCAATCCATTCTGCTGAAGACCTTATACATCTAAAAATTGCATATTCTGACGGTCCTATTGAAGGTATTGTAGATGGCACAGAAAGGCTAAACAACAAGTCCATCGAATCATACAACGCTGCTGATGATTGGGTGCTAGAACATTTTACTGGAACAGAATCACAAGCAGCTTCTACCGTTACTGATGCTTTTGAAATTCCAGTAAATCAATATGCCGTACCTTCTGAAGCAATGACCCAGAGCTTTACTGCTGTTGATTGTGACAAGGTTGCTGTTGTTCTGAGATTTCCTAATGGTTTAACAGATTATGATGCAGAAGGGGATCGCCATTGGACTGCGGTATTGACGAAAATAGAAATGCGTATTGCTGGGGGTTCTTGGCATACATTGTTCTACACAGATATTGTTGGGGTGAGTCGTGATCCGGT